TGGCTAAAGCTCGTGACATCCACAAAGATAACCTACGTGCAGAACGAAAACCACGGCTTGAAGCACTGGATGTAGACTACATGAAGGCTCTGGAAGCAGGGTCAGGCGCAGATGCTATTGCAGCACAAAAGGCAACCCTTCGTGACATCACAGCAGACAGTCGTATTGCTGCGGCAAGCACACCAGAGGCATTAAAGGCACTGGACTTGGCTACTCTGCTAGGAGAATAGAATGACCAGTAAGGCATTTCAATTAGCACGACTTGGCAATGCCTACAGTGATGGGGCTTTGTCGAACAGGAATAAGATCATAAACGGTTCAATGGTCATTGACCAGCGCAATGGTGGAGCGAGTGTTACGCTCAATAGCGGAACAACATACACGCTTGACCGTTGGTTTTATTTTGCAAATGGTGTCAACAAGTTTACTTATCAACAAAATGCTGGTTCTGTTGCATTGCCAACAGGCTTTACAAAATACATGGGGTTTACTGTCGCCGCAGCAGTAACTATTGGTGCAAGTGATTACTACATTACGGCGCAGCGTATTGAAGGGTTTAATGTTGCCGACCTTGGATGGGGAACAGCTTATGCGAAATCCATCACAATTTCATTCTGGGTTCGTTCAAGTTTGACAGGCACATTTGGCGCATCGGTTCAAAACGGAGCGTCAAACCGAAGTTATCCGTTTACTTACACAATTAGCGCCGCAAATACTTGGGAACAAAAAACAGTCACCATAGCTGGAGATACTTCAGGAACTTGGGCAACTGACAACACAGGTAGCTTGACACTTTGGTATGGCCTTGGTGTTGGTTCCACCCTTAGTGGCACTGCTGGATCTTGGTCTGGTTCTGATTACCGTTCAACTACAGGCGCAACCTCCGTAGTCGGCACCTCTGGCGCAACCTTCTATCTCACAGGCGTCCAACTAGAAGTAGGCGACACAGCCACACCCTTTGAGCATCCACGTTCATACGGGGATGAACTGGCGAGGTGCAAAAGATATTATCACAAGATGGCAAACCCAATGTTTAGGGGGGTTGAATTGTCAAGCTGGTCTGCCCGTCGAATGGGTATAAACTTTTTTCCTGTTATGCGAGCCGCCCCTACCGTAACTTTAGATGGGACTCTTCGGGTCTATAACGGGACTGCCAGTGGAACTGTTACAAGTTCAAACTTGTCAACTACTTGGTCAACAGTGTCTAGCTTTGATTTTGACTCTAATATTGGAGCATTAAGTGGAACCGCAACTGGAAACGCATGTGTTGCCTACACAAGCACAAGCGGAGTTGTAGAGTGCTATGCAGTTATGGACGCAGAACTATGATGAACACTACACAAATCACATTCGCCCAATACGTTGCTGACCCACTGTCAGGCACCAACTCATCCATCCGTGCCACCATAGACGGTCAAGAGCTATTCGTCCCCCTAGACCCCGCCAACCGCCACTACGCAGAAATTATGCGTCAGGTTGAGGCAGGTGAACTCACGATACAAGAGGCAGAATAATGAAGCAGACAGTACAATCAGCACATCAACGCATCGACGGATTGGAGAAAGAAGTCGTGGCAATTAAAACGGAAATGGAAATCCAATTTAAAGATTTGTTCAATAGAGTAAAGCGACTGGAAGCTGTGGTTATCGGCACATCTGGCTTTATTATTGTTCTTCTTTTACGGATGACAATGCAAGGTTAATAATGGTTGATCCCTTAACAGCATTTGCTGCAATTAAAGCTGCTGTTTCGGCAGGTCAAGAATTAGTAAACGTCACCAAGCAGATTGGTGAGTTCTTTGATGGCGTTGATGACCTGCGCAATAAGCACAACAAAAAAAAGAACAGTGCTTTTTCAAGTGAAGACGAAAACGCAATGGAGACTTTCGTTGCGCTGCAGAAAGCAAAGGATGCAGAGGACGAACTTCGTCAACTTGTAATTCATTTGCGTGGCTACTCTGCTTGGCAGGAACTAATTGCTATTAGAGCAAGGGTGCGTAGGGAAAAGAAAGAACGTGAAGAAGAGCAAGCTAGGCTAAAGGCTGAAAGATTTGAGAGCCTTGTTATATGGGGCAGCGTTGGCTTGATTCTTACACTTGTAACTGGCTTTGCAATTGTTGTTTTGCTTGGCGTAACAGGGAGGATATAAATGGCCCACACTGTTGTAGATGACTGGAAGATTGTACCCCGACTTATGATGATAGCCGTCACCATTCTGACCTATCAATCTGTTCACTGGTATATGTCATTGCCTGACCCCACCATACAGCAATCAGGTTTAGTATCTGTCTGTATGGGGGCGCTCACAGGCTGCTTTGGAATCTGGATGGGTAAGGAGTCACAGAAATGATACAAGCGCTTATAGCCCCCCTCACAGAGCTTGCAGGGGGATGGTTAAAAGGTAAGGCAGACAAGCAAGCTGCCGAAGCCAAGCTAAAGCTGACTGAAGCAGAGGCCAAGGCTAAGATAATGCTTAGCAAAGAAACGTCTGTTGCTGACTGGGAACGGATCATGGCCCAAGGCTCTCAAACATCTTGGAAGGATGAGTGGCTAACAATTTTATTTTCAATTCCATTGGTGCTTGTGTTCCTTGGCGATACTGGCAGGGATATTGTCGCCAATGGTTTTGCTGCTTTGGAAACTATGCCCGACTGGTATCAATACACACTTGGTGTTATTGTGGCTGCAAGTTTTGGAATAAGATCAGCTACTAAATTCTTTGGGAGGAAGTAATGGCATTTAAACTATCAGATAGAAGTTTGTCTCGCCTTCGTGGTGTTCACCCTGATCTGGTCAAGGTGGTGAAGTCTGCGATTGACTTTACTGATGTGGACTTTGGTGTTGGAATTGGTTTGAGAACCGAGGAAGAGCAAGCTGCTCTTGTCGCCAAGGGCGCATCACAAACCATGAAGAGCAAACACTTGCGGCAAGAGGATGGCTTTTGCCATGCCGTCGATCTCTTCGCTTATGTTGGTGGCAATGTGGATTGGTCGCTACCTCTCTATGACAACATCGCTGATGCAATGAAGAAGGGCGCAATGGCTCACTCTGTTCAATTGCGTTGGGGCGCCGCTTGGTCTGTCCCAAATGTCATGGAATGGGAAGGTACAATGGAAGAGGCGATGAACTCTTATATCGACTTGCGCCGTTCTCAAGGTCGCCGCCCCTTTATTGATGGCCCACATTTTGAATTGATGTAGGCTAGGCTTTACCAAGAAGTTGTTGCAGCTTTTTACTTTCAAAGCTCATCTTTACGTCTTCGTCTTCTTCTTCATCGTTGCTAGGCTTTGCTGCTATTAAACCTAGAGCTACTATTTCTGGGTGTGTATCAAAGCAATCGCACACACCAAACACAAAGATGAGCAAATCTGTTACGCTCATTTTGTTTGGTAAAGCCCTTAAAGCGTTTTCAAAACACTCATGCTTTTGTTCCATATTCATTTTATTTCTCCAATTCTGGTGGTCTTGCTTTTGGTCTGAGCGACCAGTCTGGTGCAAGCTTTGGTTCCTGCTCGTAGTTGGTGCGGTTGCCGCTTCTATCTACGCCAACACACTGATCGTGAAACCCATGCAGGTCGTGGAATCTCACAAATTCTTGGCAGTCATCCCATGATTCAAAGGGCAAGAAAGCAATGAAAGCAAAACTAAGACTGTTCATTAGCCAACTCCTTTAGATTATATCTACTAATAATTTGGCTGACTGCTTGATGCGAGGTGCCGACAACCTCCGCTATGGCGCGGACTTTCATATCGGACTTCATGCAGAGTAATATTTTTTCTGCTTTCTCGGAAAGCTTTTGCTTTTTGCTAGGTCTTCCTCCTTTGTAACCTCCGTCTCTGCCCTTCATCCCTGCGATAACATTGCTACCGCCTATGCGAGATAGCATCCTTGCGTTCTCGACCTTGGCATAGACCTTCATCTTTTCTAGTTGCGTCACTTGACTTGTCCTCCTTTGTTTTGTTTACTGAACTTGTGTGAGGCGGCACCTCAGAAACCCATTGCTAGCGTTCGACTGCCTGTTATCGGAAAAGCAAACCGCCGCTTCACACTTTATCAGGCCACTTTGCTTTCAAGAATGTTATATCGCTGTGATGCGCAAAGCGTCGAAGCACAGGCTCGTCACACTTTAATATCTTGGCTGCGTCTTTCATTGTGTAATGAGCAGCAAAGCTTTGAACCAGTTCGATCTTCTCTCGCTTGTGCCTTGCTTTTATTTCTTGCCACGTTTCCATGATGTCTCCTTTGAAAAAAAATGGGCGCTTGGGTGGGTCATCCCAAAGCGCCCAAGTCTGCGAGTATTGAGGCAAACTCACTGGGTAGTATTTTTATATCCTAGAACGGAATGTCATCTTCTGGCAAGGCTTTTGATGGATCGGGAATGTTCCTTTCCTCAGTGCCACCTTGCTTATCGCTGACATTGAAAGACATGTAAGGCTTGCCGTCCTTCATTCTGCGCCAACCTGCAATGCGTTTCTCAAGTGGAGATTCGACTGCTTGTTTGATTGGGCCAGAATAATCTGGTGCTGCTTCATTGCCTTTCTTGTCGTTCTCAAATAGAACGCCGACTTTCTGAAACACTTCGATAATTTTTCTGCCATCTCGCGTTTCGTCTGAAACCAAGACAACTTTGTTGTCGTTACCTTCGATGTTTACCTTGCCCTGCAGAATCATCTTCTGCGTGGGGAAGGGTGTAAAGGCTGCGCCTCGGTTTGTGTCGTCATATTCTGCCATGCTTTTGGCTCCTAGTTAGTAATGATGGGGCGGCTCTTAGTGGAGAGCTACCGCGCCGCCCCTTGTACGGTTAGTCCAGAGGCAGGAGAACGCCCCTCTCCACAAGATTACCACCCACTACTGGATGAACCACTGTCTGCGGCATACTTGTTGCCATCCATTTCTCCTAAGAATACGTCAGCATTACAGCCAACGTGCGACAGAGCTTTAGTCAGACCATCAGTGACAGCCATCTTGGGGGCATCTTCTGCCATCCGTCCTTTGACAGAATCAAAGAACTTACGACAGCCAGTGAACGGCCCGAATACATTTGATGGACTGCCATGCCAGACAGAGACATGAGCAAGCACTGCGCTATCTCCGTTGCTGACATTGACGATCTCTGTTTCACTGTGCCAACCCCATCCGTCACCAACAGGGCCGAACTCTTCGGTCATCATTCTGACTTGATATTGTGGGTCAATAGCTGTGAAGCTACGCGCTCCAAAGCTGACCTTCTTGAGATACTTGGGGTCAGACTTTGAAAGCCTGTTCCATATTTCCATAGTCATTTTATTTCTCCATTTGTTTTACTAATTCTTAGCGCCCCTCGTTTGTCTCGTTTGACTGTGAGGAAATCACAGTAAACTTCTCTCTCATTTGGGGCGACCATTTCTTTGAGGGACTTCTTTGCGTTCTGGAATACTTTGTCTTGCTCAAGCCCTTGAACGTATGTGGCTGCGGTGCTGACGAACTCGTTGCTTGTCGAGGCGTCTCGTACGACCATGTTGTCCACCTGAACGGAGTCGGTTGATATGTGTCCAGTTTCGACATCACTAGGCGGCTCTTCGTCGCGTGTAACGTAACCCCAGAAATCAGACACCACCGCCCACATAGAATTGAAATACGATTTATCGTATGAGACAACTGTTGACTCCCACTTGCTGTTGCCAAAAATTACAGACAAGTATGCGTCTGGTGATTCTGCTAGCCGACAATACAATTGTATCTGTGGCATATAGCGTTGGATTATATCATCCATTTTGTTGAATGAGTTAGTGTGCTTTGCTTCAACAACAGCGTCACCAAACATGGCATCTATTGTACCCCTTGCAGGAACAATGCCAATGGGATGTCTGTATTCACGCTGATGATCTGACAGCACACAGTCGTATTCATTCTCGAACCATTCAAGATTGAAGTCCTCAGTGTGTATGCCCATTTGCACAGCTAAATTTTTAGACAAATCAGGTGGGTTTATTCGACCTGTTTTGATCTGCCACAACTCAAGCCAGTCACCCTGCATAATTTTTACACAGTCAGACCCGCCTATAAAGCCAGTTCGTTTCATGATTTTCTCCTTCTGGTACAGTAGTTAGACTACTGCATATATGCAGACTACGCAAGATATTTTTTGAAGTCAGACTCGGTTAGGTCTGTAAATTCTAGCAGCCTTTCTTTCTGCTTACCTTTAAGATAGCTCTCGCCGATTGGCTCTCCGTTTTTGATGCGTCGAGCCATCACCTCGTATTCGTCGAGAACATAATTTGTACGCTTGTATTCTTTAGCGTAGTGAGGTGAGCTTGTTGCTTTGCTAACGTGTGCATCCCACACATTGCTTTCGACATACTTGCCGATGTTAGTTGGCTTCTTCATCCGCATCATCCTTTGGCATCAATTTAAATTCATATAGGCCATTGCCTTGATACCTGCGCTCAACAGTTCGTGAACCAAACCTTTTCTTTCTGAGGTTTCTAATTTGTGCAGATACACTTGGCTCTGGGAAGTTAAGTTCAGCCGCTATATCTTTTACTGATAGCCAACCTGCGTTTTCCATATACATTCTAACTTGATGTATCTGTAACGTCAGTCTTGGCTTATCTCTTTTGGAAACATAATCGTCTCCATCAAAGTCAGGGGTCTTTACCTCGTTCATTTGCTTTCTCCATTAGCTGTTTGAACTCTTCGCCAGACATAATGACTAGCGTTTGCGGACTGCCTGTCCGTCTTTTATAGAAGGCAATGTCTCGCCTATCTAATACTGAGAAGGGGCTAGGGAAGTTGGATTTGTCCCTATACTTAACCTCTCCTACCATTTCTCGTCCGAAGACTTCGAGCTTGATGTCTCCGCTATACTCGCCTCCCAAGCTGCCTGAGAGGGGTTGCCTCTTCGCTTTGATCGGCGCTTGGATTTCGTTGAGCCAATTGACGAACCACTTTTCGTGGTAAGTTCCTTTGTTCTTGTTACGGTTTGCCATCTATCTTCCTCGTAACAATTGAGGCAGACATACCAATGCTTTTCATAGGTAGCTGCACTGTTGTTTTTACAAATAGCAACGAACCATTCCGTTACTGTTTCACAAGCAATGCAAGTTATTGCACTACCTCTTTTGGACTTTGATGTCATATTCTAATGCGTCTAACCAACACATCAGCATAAAACCAGAAGGGATTCTCTTGTGAGATTCCCACTTGTGGATCAGTGATGACGTACACCCGATGCTATGGGCTAGCGACTCTTGGCTTAAACCTCGCTCGAACCGAGCTTCTATTAACATCTTGATTAGCTTCTCGTAATCTTTGGGTATACTCACGGGCTTGTTGAATCGAGTGAAGCTCTTCGATGGCATTGAACACCTTTGCGGCTGTCTCGTACCTTAACTCTGTCGCTCCATTTACTGTCCGATAGTATGTTGATGTTGGGATTTGCGCCCTTTGGAAAGCTTTGCTCAACGGAATTTTATACTCCGTTGAACAATCTGTTATGGTTTGCAAGTACGATTTCATATCGCACTTACTGCATAGACGCAGCTAGAAGTCAACCTCCTGTTCTTTTAAGATGAGTCTATAACCTTGTAAGGCTATTCCAATGTGGGCTAGTTCAGCCGACACCCAACTTGGCCTTACACCAGTCCCATACTTTTCGATTAACTCGTTGTAATCTTTCATATGGTGCTGAATTGCTTTTTCGATTTCAGTCTTTGTCACTGATTTCTCCTTCTCGCATCCAAGGCGGCACTGCGCTTGGATTATTTTTAATCCATTCTATGCGCAGAGCGTTCTTAGTTTCTAACAACTCAGAGATATAATCTGATGCAGTATCTCTTGAGATAGGCATAGAAAGCTCTGGTATTTGAATAATTGAGTGAGGGTTTAGAAACGTACACTCATAAAGCAACTGACCTATGCGGTAGTATTGCTTGGCTGTTGCTGCATCTGGGTCGTGGATGCACTCATTGCGAACAAGCCCAATCATTACTCGATTCTCCACAGGTAAACTTCATCACCAATCTTGCGTTGAGTTACTTTGAAGTTAAGCTCTGACATTACTTTTCTAATGTAAGATGCTTGGAATTTGCTGTCTGCTTTCACAGCATCACCAACTTGCATCAACGTTAGAGTTGACTTTATGCTGTCACCTTTTGGCTTTGGCATATTTAATCCACGGATAATTTTCATTCCCATTTTGCTGTCTCCTTTTAGTATGGGATTTCGTCATCAATAATTGGTGGCAGATTTTGCTGCTCCCAATTAGCGATGGCTCTTGCGAGAAACTTTTCACGATTAAACTTGTCGTTTAGTTTCTCAAGATCATCAGCAATCTTTTCGATTACGATGGGTGATGAGACAAGCGGCGCAAAGTTGTCCGCTATGTACTCGAAATGTTGGCGTGTTACTCTCATGCCAATTCCTTCCATGTGTTAGAGCGCATTGCACTGGTGATGATTGCCTCACGGTTATGACGCGCTGTATGAGGGCTGCGCATATCCTGAGTGTGTGTCGCCCAATGCGTTAGGGTATTGTATAAAGCCCATTTGTTCGGGCCGAGATGTGATCTTT